GGCAGTTCGAGCTGGCCTTCGTGTCGTTAGGATTCGTTACGGTATACCGTATAGCGAATTACCTGACACATGTGAGGACAACTTGGAGAGCTATCTTTTGTACCTTTTGTCGCAGGGCAAGGTACGAGCCACTGTGTGCTTCCCTCGTCGTCAGTCATCGCCTGACGGGGAAGGCCTTCGCTCCCTAGTCCGGCTAGGGAGGAAGGAGAGGTGGGAGTTAGCTCATACGCTCAACTCCTTTAAGCGCAACCTGCCAACGGGTTGCCGCCTCCACACTCCTTCAAAACGACCTCAGTGGGAAAAGGTCGTTTTTTCTAAACCCCCTCCCACCTCTCCTGAATACCTTCGCTTTGTTAAGGCCGAGGTATCCAGGATCTTCCGTCCCGGATGGGATAGACGTTATTATGATAACGTTTATTCGTTCGTCCCTCGCGCATCGGCGCGAGAGATCCCTTCTGATAAGTCTGCATCCCGTGCTGATCTTATTTGGAAGGGGCGACAGGAAGAATTCATTCGGCGGTGTACAGTTGAGGGTCAGTGCTACACTGACCTTAGCTGTAGGTACAAGGAAGTGTTGTCGGCCGGGAAGGTCCGTCCACTTACTATATTTGATAGTAAGATGGACGTTCTCGGTCCACTTCACTCTACCTTGTACGATTACCTTTCTGAGAAGCCGTGGCTTCTTAGAGGTAGTCCCACCGCCGAGAGAATGAGGACCATTTGCGTTAACCGAGTTCAAACCTCAGTTGACCTTGTGAACGCTACCGATGGGCTTAGGCACGATGTTGCTGAAGAGATCTTGGACAGTCTCTTTTTTAGCAGCATCTCTGTACCTAGGTCGATACGTTCACTCGCCAAGGAGACGTTGCGGCCCGTTGTTGACGGTACCCGCAAGGTTAGCCATGGGCAAATGATGGGAGCTTATCTCTCTTTCCCTCTTCTTTGTCTTCAGAGTTATCTTGCTGCTCGCTGGGCAGCAAGATTTGACTCTAAGGCAACCTTTTTGGTGAACGGAGATGACACAGTCATCTCCGCTTCCCGGGAAGTCCTCGATGAGGATTATCCCAGCTTCTTCGAGCTTAACGCGAAGAAGACCATTAGGGCTGAGAACACCGTTGAGATCAACTCTACGGTGTTTTTAAAAGAGGGGGGAAGATGGCGCGAGGTGCGTCATCTTCGGAGAGGTACAGCGCTTCCTGGTTATCTCGGCACTCTTCACTTAGCGAGGGCTTGCGCTCCATCTGCCCGATGGAGTGAGGCTTTCGTGAAGAGCCGGATAGGCAGGAAGTGGGGGTTTCTCCCGTCTCAATTGGGCCTAAATAGAAATTCTCGCGCCGTTTGGAGGCGTGAAGTTTCTATGAGGAAAAGCAGGTTCTATACGGACCTGCCTTGCCCGGACGTAATTCGTGATGAGGCCATTGACCTCATTCGCGGTTATGATCCGGACCCCGATGAGACGAGGGCTCTGCAGGCACACATGTTCGCCCACGGGCGGACTGTGTCCCGCCGGGAGATTTACAGTCCTTCCATCGGGACTGTAAGAAGGTCGTACCGATACAGGTCGTCTCTTCCTTGGAAATCATTGAGTTTCAATGGTTTCCGTTTAGGGAGAGATTTGCCTGTTCTTTCTTATGTTCCCGTCCTGCGGGAATATGAGTCAGATAGGTACAAAGGGAGTCTCCTGTCTCTCGAGGTGTTCAGAAGCCGGTGCGGCTTGTGATCACGTTTAAGAGCTGTCATGGTGCCCTTGCTCTATGAGCGTCGCGGGGCCTGGGCGTACTGCTCTGCAGTGTTACCCGAAGAATGAATGGCACGTCATCCGATTGCGATGACGATAGAATCTGCTTCGCCGAGTCCTCGACAAGGACATAAGTCCCTTGAGCTTCAGGGACAGGTTACGATCAGAGGCCAGTGTAGTCTTAGTGATAAGACTAGCGGGAAATTGGCGTGAGCCTTTGGACCGTTATGTAGTAGGGTCAGCAGTGGTGCGCTTCAGGTAGGAAGGGCTG